GCGGCGGCTTGGCCAGCCATCTGCTCACGATACCCCTCAGTGTTAAAGCGTTCGGCGTCTCGGACAAGACCTTGTTCCACCGGGCGGAACGTCTGCTGCTGGTAGTCAAAGTAGTTCTGCGCTTGGTTCATTTGTTGACGCTGCGCATCCATCTGCTGGCCGTAGACCTGTTGAGCCAAGGGAGCCATCTCTGCATACTGCCGTTTGGAAAACGCCAATTGCTCCCTACCGAGAGCTTCCATGCCAGAATAGTCTGGTGGTGGAGGACTAGATTTACCGCCCATGATTTACTCCTTCAGCCATCGACATGTGTCGGGCCACATTACCAAAACGTGCATGTCGGCACCCGGTGCGCCGTCCTTCATCACGAACTCTTCCTCGAACCCGAGGTGCTTGTCGAACGCTATGATGTGCGGCTCGTTGGATGGTACCATCCCGGTCAAGCGCTTCAGCTTTGCGTAGTTGAAGGCGTAGTCGCACACCGCACGGAACAGCGGAATGATCTTCTTGGTCTGCTTGGCGATAGCTATGTGGCATGTCGCGTTGGCTCCGTTGAAGTTGTTGATGACCACCCCGGCAAGCACCTCGTCACCACTCACAACACCCAGTGCATAGAAACTGCCCCAGTCAGCCCCTTGGTTGACTTGGCTTGCAACCCACGCACCGATGCGGTCTTTTTGGTCATAGACGAGTTCTGCCATGGTGCGTATTATGGCTTATTGGGGTGGAGTTGGCCATACCACGTTAAACGGATACCCCGGCTGGTCTGTGATGTCGCGCAGCTCTTGGCGGTACGTGGCCCACTCGGTTTTGTTCTGCAGTTGAACATCAGGCATCTGGGTCCAGTCTGACCGAATCAAAAGTCTTTGCCTTTTTGCCAGCGCGTTGCCAGTTGCGATGTTTATGTCTGCGACCCATGCCTTTGTGCTGTAGTCAAAGACGGAGTACTCGTTTGGCTTTGGCGGCATAGCAACTACCGAGCCGTTTGCAATGTAGTAAGCAGAGTCGTCTACCGAACCTGCAATGTAATTTTCACCAGCTTGCAACTGAATTTCAATGTCTTCTGTTTGAACAACCCTGAGTATTTGCCCGGTTGCTTCAAAATAAATTGTGTAGGTCATCGTTTCGTCTCGATGGTAAACAGTGAGCGGTTGGAAATTCCAGCGTAAACGTATACTGTCCCAGTGCCGTCGCTTATTACTTGTAGTTTGTATGTGTAAGTTCCCGCTGAAGGTGTATCACTGTAGCTCATTGAAGGGCCACCTTGCATTAACTCAGTTGAATCCCTAACAAGCCTAAATCTTGGGCTAATGCCACCCTCGCTGGAATCACCCCCAAGAGCCAAACCAGCAGAAGCGACATAGACCCGGCTTCCGCTAGTTGTAATGGTTAAAGTTTGTGCATCTTGAAATGTAGCATTAGCATCATTACGGTAATTGCCAGCGGTAAATGCACTGTTTGGGACAGTTACTGCTTGCCCTGCAATGGTTAAAGTGTCTACCGCAGCTGTGCCAATCTTTGCGTTTGTAATCTGGGCATCGCCGATTTTCGCGCTGGTAATCTGAGCGTCGCCTATTTTTGCGCTGGTAATCTGGGCGTCGCCTATTTTTGCGCTGGTAATGGCTGCGTCCGCAATAAGCGCATTGGTGATCGCAGCGTTTGAAATGTACGCCGTACCGATGGCCGCACCTGCAATAAAGGTACTTATGTTAGCTGACGTGATAGAGCCAATAAAAGCAAACCCGCCGAGGCCGGTAACCTGCGTAGTAGCCGATACAGTACTCTGTGTAGCCAGTGCTCCAAGACCAGTGACATTGGAATACGACGTTGTTCCGCTAAACACACCAGTGCCAGCATTCAGGATGATGTTGCCAGCGGTGTCTTTGATGCTAAGGCCGTTTGCGTTAATTTGCGCAGCAATTAACTGACCGCGAATGGAAGCAGCAGCGAACTCAGCAACCCCGTTACCACCGATCTTCCAGCCTGCCGAGCCCGTGATGAACCCAGAAGATTGGATGTAGTTGCCAACACTGATCTCACCTGCAGTAATTTTGGCCGCAGTCAGGCTGACAATCTTGGCGTCGTCGATCTGTGCATTGCCGATCTTGGCGGTTGTGATCGTGCCGTTTTTAATAAACGCGGCGTCTATGTAGACGCCCGCTGGGACAGCCACGCCGTTAATTGTCTGTGGGGAACTGTTGACGACGAACGGCAACGTCTGCGAGAAAGCGCCCCACGTTGAACCCGTCCATGTGCGCACGAGTTCTGTAGAAGGTTGATACCACAGATCGCCTGTTGCGGTGGCTGTCGGAGTCGTCTCTTGGTTAAAATCGGGCGATGGCATGACATAGAAAAAGTCAGCCCGCACAGCAAACTTGGAGTAGTCCGAGTCGGGGTCTAGCGCGGCGTCTGTCAACGTATCCAGCAGGTACGCCACATCGGAACCTGTCACACCCTGCACACCAGCGGTTGCGTTAAACGCGCCAACAACCCCAAGCACGTTGACGAACCGGACCCAGTAATACCGCGTGACACTAGGGCCAACAGCATCGACAAATATGGCTCCGGGGGCCATACCAATTTGAACAGCCGCACCCAAATTATTGGTTGATGAGCCCCAGATTTCCGCATGTGAATGACCGTTGTACAGCGGGTCGTCCCACGTCACAATGATGTTTTGGATTGCGCCGGAAGCCTGCACGTTTTTAGGCGTTGCTGGGGTTCCAACAGTGCCAGACGGCGGTGTTATTGTGCCGCCCGGTCCGGGAGCTGCAATACCGCTGCTGACAAGATCGTTAGCCGTTACCAGTTTGTCGCCGTTGCGCCCGTCAAGCGCTTGGCGCACTTCGTTTATGAAGGCTTTTACGTCTTGCGGTACCGGCGATACAACGCTTGGTAGCTTAGCCATTGGCCAACTCCTCCATCGACTGCGCGACAAGCACAGCAAACACTTCAGTGTTGCCTTCGATCTGGAACTCCCAGTCACGGCCCGGGGCCACTGGTAAGCGGAACGGCACACGGCTTGCAACAGTCTGGGTATGTACCAGCGTGCCACCTGAATAAACCTTGGCTGTCACCGGATAGGCCTCAGCTTCAACTTGAGCGCACGAGAAGCCCATGACTTGCGGCATGGTGAACTTCTTGGACTTCCATGTGTACGACATGGCTGCACCATCGAGCCAGATTTTTACTGAGCGATCTGCGGACGTGGTGTACAGCTTGTCGGCCAACAGGTCGTTGTAGCCTGCAGTTGCGTAGATCGTGTGCAAAATAAACTGGCCAGACGTCATGTCAAAAATAAAGCCGCCAGTGGTTGTGCCGTTGTCATAAAACCCCACGTACTTCATGTCGTGGTGGTACGCATGGATCGAAGATGGTCGGAACGTCGACTGCCATTGAGCCCGGGTAAAGAATTTATCCGTAAGCACCCTAGAGCCGCCAGAGCTCAGCATAACAAGGCCGTCAGGACTTGCATAAAGCACTGCTCCGCCGTGACTGACAATGCTGCGCTTGGATGCACAGGACTGCTCCAGATCGGACTTAACGACCACCATAGAGTCTGGGTGGCTACCTTGGATGAAATAGGGCGTACCAGTTGTCAGAACCGCAAGTGTTGTGTCCATGCGGCCAAGGCCCACTACGGGAAAATCCACAGTCTGGTTGTACCCAATAGGCCATGCGTGCGGATGGTAGGGGTCACAGAAGTAAACGTCCCGGCCAGTAAACCCAGCCATGATGCCGTTAGGCATGTTAATCAATCCACGCAGCGTGTCTGGTGGTGTGAGCCATGTCAGGCTAGGCAGCTCTTCACCAAGGGACTCAGCCTTCACGTTGTCGGTAAATGAGTTTTGAGAGAGCGGCAACTCCCCCACAAACAGGTATATGCCAGCTACAGCACGATACAACCGCCAGTGCGTTGCCAAATACCCTGTGGGCACGGAGTTCCTACCGGAGATGGCCACTGTCTGCTCTACGCGCACGTCAACAGAAACAGACGCAGGAGCTGGCGCAGACTCAAACTCAAACCCAGCTTCTTTGTTGACCCATGTCCACGTATACACACGAGTCTCAGGAACTGCAGGAATGTCCGTAACGCCTGATGCGTTGATTGAGGAGTACTGAATAGTGGTCGGGTAATCCCCGCCACGCAGACGGATAGTCGCAGAGGTGCCGGTAGCCGTTGTAGACACAACTGCAATGGGGTCAACAAGGCCGTACACCTCCGTACTGCCGCCGTAACCGTCAATGACATTCAAGTTGTCTACTGTGTACACGGCAGGCACTGCAATAAAGTTTTCGGTGGTGTTGATGAGCACCGAGAGGTATCGACTTTCAACGCTGTCGACGTTAGCTTGCGTTACGATGACTTTGCCCGGAGCTGGTGATTCCGAGCCTATAGAAGTTTTAGTAAATACCTCAACACCACCAACAGTTCGTTGGTACGTGATGGAGCCAGAAGCACCTGTCCCAGCTGAACCGGGTGTGATGACTACGCAAGAGCCATATGTTGTTGCGACAAGTTCTCCAGACATGCGAGAGTTTAAAAATGTTGTCAGCGTAGCTGCCGTTAGAGTAACCGACGTAACGGCGTTGACGTGCAAACCGCTGTTGCTTGCCAACAAAATTGTGTCCCCAGCATCAATAGAGCCGATTTCAGTATCGTCAATAACCAAGAAAGCGCTTGTGTTGGCAGTACCAGTACCCTGCACGTCAAGGCCAGAATATGTAAACGTGCCGCTTGTGTTTGCGGTTGTACCTGTACGGAACCGCACATAGAGCTTAGCGCTGTCACCTGTCGCATCGCTGGTGACTTTGACCCCAGTGCCCTGAACCACAGCGGCAATACTAGCAGCAGCGTTCATTGCAGAAGCAACAGAGCTGGCAGTAATCGGGCTGGTCAAGGTAACGGTTGTGTAGTCACCGTCAGCGGTGCCTACGATGCTGAACTGGACGCCGTATGTCGTAGTCAACTGCCCGATCATTGTGGCCGTCAAGATTACTTCCGCAGCAGAAGTCGTAGGCGTAAACGTCGAGGGGGTGGCTGTTAGCGCTTGTGTGGGAGCAGCTTGCCCTAGAAGGCGAGACGTGAATGGGTAGTTAGCGCCCGCCAACGCAATCTGCGCGTACGTGGCCTTCGGAGCGCCGTCACCCGTGTAGAACGTCCACTCGGAGGTATCACCAGATACTTGGCTACGGCACACGTCAACGTCAGATGTCCAGTGAAACCAGTACTGCGAGTCAGACACCGAGTCTTGGCCGAACCGGTAGATGGTTTGAGGAACACCTGTCTTGGTCAGCGTGTGTACGGCAGCGCCTACGTTTGACAGCGACTGCAAAGACCCGTTAAATACCGAAGCATTAAGCGCAGTCTGAGCGCCAGAGTCCGGCAAATAGCGCGGCGGCGTCTTGGGCGAGATGCCACCAAAAGACTTGATCGGGATAACGGCCATGGTAGTTTCTTTAAGCGGTTAAGACGTTGAGGGCGGTGTTGATGTGCGCGACCCTGTCTGCAAGCCCAATTACACCACCGTTGATCTTCTTTGTCATCCCTGTGAAGTCTTTGGCATCGGCTTCCTTGTTCAACCCGCGTTTGTTCCAGTACCAAGCAGCAGTCAAGGCGGCGTAGGCCTGAGTTAGAACCAAGTCAGGGTTGGCTACAAAATCCACCCCCAAGGCATCAGAGGCAAGGCGGTAGTTGTCTTTGCCAGTCAACTGGATCAGACCACGGCCACGGAACTTCCAGCCGTCACCAATCTCGGTGTTGCCCATTCGGCCAGAGTAGACCTTGTTGGCGATCTTCTCTGGGTTGCGGTGGAACGGCTGCGCATCCGCTTCAGATGCAAAACGGCTTGGCCAAGTGGCGTGTAAACCCTTGGCGCTGTAGTTCAGGTTCTCTTGCAGAGTCTTGAAGTTTCCTGACTCATGAGCGCACTGACCGATAAACGCAGCTTGGCGCTCGGGGGTGTTGATGTCGAACCGGATAAAAGCCGCCGTCAATGGCTCCAGCCAAGACGGGTCGATGTGCATTTCCTTAAGTTGGTCTTCGGTCATTTGACTGGTCCTGTCCTAGAAAGAATGTCGGTCTTGGCCTGCGATCCAGCAGAAGAGCCAAAGTAGTAGGCGATGATGCCCGTCCACGCCGTGCCAAGAGAGCCAAGCATCATGAGAATGGCGGGATTGCTGCTGTCAATCTGGTTGAAGAACATCATCACCATGATGCCAAAGAAGCCGAGGGTCACAGCACCAGCCAGCAATGGCGGCATCAGGCTGCGGGTGGTGGCTTGCATCTCCCGAGCTGACTTTCGGTCTTCGACTTCCAATTTCTCAAAGTTGAGCCCCAGCTCTTGCGCCTGCTTCTGGAGTTCAATCTCAGCAATCTTGACCTGAGCAATTTGTTCAGCCGTTAATTTGTTGTTGGAGATCATGTCCCCTACTTTGTCTGGGTCAACGCCAATGGCTTTTGAGATGGCTGAGACAGCCATGCCAGCCAAAGGCCCCCCCAGCGCAGTAGCAATGGTCGGTGCGATTTGTTTAAGCCAATCCATTTAATTACCCCTTTTTGTCAACATGGCGCTGGCGATCTCCAGCATGAATTTTGTCTGCTCAAGGTCTTTTGGTTGCTCTGCCCATCCCACCGTGATCTGGCCGACAAAACGATGTGAGTCTGGTGGAACACTGATTCGGCAAGTGTACGTTACACCCTTCTCAAGATACCACAAGCCCACTTCGGACTGCGCGTAGCGGTAGTCCCCACAAGGAATTTCATTGGTCATCAGCTTAACCACGTCTGCGTTGTTCGCCGTATTTTGACTAAATAACCCAACGTCAATATCCTCAATTGTCTTGTCGCGCCCGTCCTTGGTGTAGGCTTTATACAACACTCGGCTGTTGAACAGCGGATTTACTCTGAAGACTGCGACTACCGTGGCCCCTGTCTTCTTGAGCAGCATGGAGCTTGCATCGTCTGCTCGGGAGGTGTTTATCTCAGGCAGCTTCTTGGACTCTTTGTACGCATCGAACATGAACTCTTGATGCTGCCACATGAAGTACCCCGCGAACGCCACAACACCCATGACAAGGATAGCAAACAGCTTAAACGGGCTGTCCACGTACCCGAGCACTTTGTCTAGGGTTGTGTTGGCGTTGAGTTTATCGTCGCTCATTTTTTGATGTAGAGCATGTAAATGATGATGCCGTAGATCAACATGACAGCCAAAATGACTGTGGAAATGCCAATGGCAAAATACTCAATCAATTGCTCCGTCTTGGCTTTACGGGCCCTGATGGCTTTGATCTCTGCCTCTTTTTCTTCTCTGCGTCTACGAGCAGCAGCAGCTTGAAACTTTTGCCAGTCTTGCCACATGCCCGGGCGGCCTGCGTAAATCATGCGCTCACGCAACTCAACTTCTTGGGCGTTCAGTTTTTCAAGAGCGAAGAACTCCTCGATGTCAGCGCGGTTGCCTTTTTCTTTGACCTTCTGTTGTATCTTGGCTTTATTGTCAAAATAGTCAAAGACCCGTGAGCCAAGGTCGGACAAATCCTTACCGTTGGCCAGCGCACCCTTTATCACAGCAAAAGCCGCGTTCGCAGCCGCAAGTTCTGCGAGCATTTACAGCCTCCATACAAACGGCGCGATTATGCTTGAACACCAGACAACGAACCCGACAAGAAGGGCCGCTGCTATGAAGCTAACGGCCCAGTCTTTCATTTTAGTATCCACATAGCAGAGAAGATAGTGCCAGACATTGACAGGATCATGACACCCGCAGTTTGGATCATGATTGTTTCGATGCGCTTTAAACGGGCATTGATTTGCTCGTAGCGCAGCGCACAAATTTCTTCGTGCGTCGAGAGCCGTGCATCGGTTTTGTCAATCGTTGTCATGGCGCTGTTTCGGTCGTTGTGGTGTTGGTCGTTGTGGTGTTGGTGCTGGTTACGACAGTTGGAACAGAAGTATTGTCAGTGATATCGCTACCAGCAACGCGACCAGAGTTACCAGAGTTGCTTCCACTGTTTGCTCCTATGCTGTATGAACCAGCGCCAATTACGCCGTTGCCACCGATTGTAGTGACATTGGCTGCGGGTGCTTGAATCTTGCTGGCAATTCCCACAAAAGCATTGTTGGTGCTGACAGCCACGGCTGTTGAATTGTCAGACTGGCGCATGCCCAAGGAGGTCTGTTTGTTGATGGTGTACACCTGACC